AGATGGGCTTCTACCGGTATCAACAATGATTATGGTACTGCTGCTGAAGTTGGTTCTAAGTCCTGTGGCTTGATCTTCCAAAAGGAAGCAGCCGGTATGGTCGAAGCAATTGGCCCACAGGTGCAAGTCACCAGTGGAGACGTATCCGTGGTCTACCAAGGCGACGTGATGCTGGGTCGTCTCGCCTGCGGCGCTGACTACCTGAACCCTGCTGCAGCCGTTGAGCTGTATGTAGGTGCTACTGCTCCTTCTGCATTCTGATATTTATTTTGGGAGTCCTTTCGGGGACTCCTTTTTTTTAACTCCTTATTGAGAATAAGAATCAATGACATTTCCTACCACTAATGCAACACAGGAGCTTCCTGCAGTAAATCAAATTTTGCAGTCATGTGGTCAAGCGCCTGTTACTACCCTAGATCAAACCAACCCGGACGTTGCGATTGCCTATCAGACTTTACTCGAAGTCTCTAGGGAAGTACAGGCTGAGGGGTGGTCATTTAATAAGGAGTTTCATTATGATATGACTCCTGATACTAATAACGAAATCCTTATCCCTAATAATATTTTACAGATTGACCTGACGGATAACTCTGCTAACATGGATAAAGATGTAATCAGACGTAGTGGTAAGCTTTATGACAAAGCTAATCATACCTATACGTTTACTGAGAAGGTAGAGTGTGATATCACCTGGTTGTTTGACTGGGTTGATCTCCCTGTACCTGTTGCTGACTTTATTACAGCACGTGCCGCTACCATTGTTTCTAGTCGTATTGTTGGAGACGGTAATCAATACCAAATCCTACAACAAAAAGAAGCTTTTGCTAGAGCTATGGCAATGGAGTATGAGTGTAATCAGGGTGACTATACATACTTTGGTCATTCAGGTAACACAAATAGATATACAAGTTACAAACCGTACAACGTACTTTATCGATAAATGGTTGCAGTTACTCAACGGATCGGAAGCTACCTTGGTGGCGTATCAAAACAATCAGATGACAAAATGTTGCCGGGTCAAGTCCGTGAGTGCTACAACGGATTTCCTGATGCAACATATGGTCTAACTAAACGACCAGGTTTTAAACATATCGTTAACCTAGGCACTGGTACCACCTATGATGATGGTAAGTGGTTCTATATTAAACGTGATGACGACGAAGAATACGTAGGTGTTATCAAAGGAAACACAATTAGCCTTTGGAATGCAGTTAGCGGTAACCCTTGTACTGTTACGTACGGCACTGGTGCTCAGTCTTATCTAAATGGTACTAAGACAAACTACAAAATTATTACCGTACAGGATACCTCTATTGTTATTAACAGTAATTTCACTGTAACTGCACAAGCAGCTCCTACGTTTAATCCCCACCGTGTAGGAAGTGTTGAAGTTCAATACGTAACCTCTTCAACTACCTATGAAATTGAAATTACAATCAACAGTGTAACTAAAACTGCTACTTATACAACTCCTAGCTCTGCTGATGTTGATACGATTCTAACTGATTTGGAATCCGACATTAACGCTATGACTGGTGACCATGCTCAACTTACTGTTACTAGGCTTGCTAACTCTTTGGAGATCGTTAGTACCATTAACATGGATATCCATGCTAAAGGTGGTATTGATAACAAAGGTTTGACTGTTGTTGAGGATGAAGTAGCTAGCGTTTCTGAATTACCTTTCAAATCAGTACAAAATCGTATAGTTAAGATTGTCAACACTAACTCTAGTGCTGATACTTACTGGGCTAAATTTGTAGCACATGACGGTATATCTGGCGAAGGTTATTGGGAAGAAACTAGAGACCCTGGTGTTTCAGCTGGTCTTAACAACGCTACACTTCCCCATGAACTTGTCAACACTGCAGTAGATACGTTTACTTTCAAACAACTTACGTATGAAGATCGTTTGGTTGGTGATGATGAGACAAACTCACATCCTAGCTTTATAAACGAAAAGATTACTGCAGGATTCTTTCATAACAATAGGCTTGGTTTCTTATCTAAGGATAACGTAATCATGAGTCAGTCTGGTGACTTTTTTAATTTTTATTTTAAATCAGCTCAGACTACTATTGAATCTGATCCTATTGATATTAGCTGTTCATCTATCAAACCTACTGCCCTACACGCTGCACTACCTACGGCTCAGGGTGTTGTACTATTCTCTGAAAACCAACAGTTTGTGATGTTTGCTGACGCTGGTGTGCTTACACCTGCACTAGCTACTATCCGGACACTCTCTAATTATGAGATGGATCGGAAAATTGACCCTGTTGATGCGGGTACTAACCTTAACTTTATCACTAAAACACCAGGTTACTCTCGTATATTTAGTATGGTCACTAGGGGTCAACAAGACAACCCTCAAGTGCTGGACTTGTCTAGAGTTGTTAAGGAATGGATTTCACCTGATATTGATCAGCTGATTTCTAGCCCTCAAAACTCAATGATTGCGATGGCTGGTCAGTCATTAAATGAGGTTTTCCTCTTCCGTTATTATAACGATGGTAAAGAAAACCTGATGGAAGCCTGGACTAGCTGGTTAATGCCTGGTACCGTACAGTTTATCGAGACTAACTCTGATGATATGTACGCTGTTACTAAACAAGGTGACCAGTTTGTGTTGTCTAAAGCTGCACTAAGTCAAAGCCCTGAACAAGCTATTATTGTCAACAACCAAGGTCAAAAGGTTAACCCTAGTGTAGACTTATATGCAACTGCATCTAGTGTTGTCTACGATCCAACTACTGAAATTTCTAAGTGCTACCTACCTTACAATGATGTAGTTACCTTGACACCTATTATTGTTATTAAAGGTAATACAAGTTCTGGTTCATTTGTTGAATCAGGTTTTACTGTTACACCAGAACGTGGTAGTGACGGTACTGGTCCTTTCTTTAGTGTAGCTAAGAAAGACTTAAGTAGTGTTGCATCTGATGTTATTGTAGGTTTTAAATACAACTTAGATGTTGAACTACCTAGAACTTACTATAGACCTGATCCTAATGTAACAGATTTTACTGCTAACCTTACTATTGCACGTATGAAGTTTGCTGTTGGTTTGTCTGGTATGATGAGCTTTAAACTACAGCAGACTGGTAGATTACCTTTTGAACTTGAGTTTACTGGTGATGGTTCTACTACTACCTATACGTTTAATAAGCGTGACCTGAATTATGTAGATAGGTCTGATGTTTTAGTAACTGTTAATGGTGTTAATCAAACTGGATTTAGTTTTACTAACGACACAACGGTTGTCTTTAGCTCAGCACCTGCTAATAATGCAAAGATCAAGTTCTTTATTAAAGACTGGTTCAGTGTACAGCCTACAATTGAGGCTAACACATATCTAGCTAATGATGTACCGCTTGATAATGAAAACGTGTTTACTATCCCTATCCATCAACGTACAGAAAACTTTAGATTAAAAATGTTTAATAACTCACCGTTTCCGGTAGCAATAAATGCTATGATGTGGGAAGGTAAATACACACCACGTTTCTATAGGAGGTCTTAATTATGCCACTAACTTGGCTGGCAGGGGGTGCAATTCTTGGTGGTGTCAGTAGCTTTTTTGGTGCACAGAGTAGCAACCGTCAAAACAAAGAAGCAGCGAAACGCCAAAATGAATATCAAAACAAAGTTTATGAGTTTAAATATGGAGAGATAGGTACCGACGAAATTGGTGGAGAAACTCTACGGCAATATGATTTTGCGGTAGAAGGTCTTGAAATCACAAAACAGAATAACGAGATCAACCTTCAGTTTCAAGAGTACCAGTCGGTTCAGCGTTATAACTATGACATGGGTATTCGTGCTTACGAATTTGCCCAAGCTAATCGTTTATATGATCAGTCAGTCTCTACTGCATTGCAGCGGCAAAGTTTTACCGAACTTGCAACACAGGCTGCTAATACAGATCAAGACAGGCTACATCATGAGCAGTTGATATCACTGTCATTAGATGAAACCCAAACACTTCTAAACTATGGTGCAGCAGCAGCTGGCGTTGGTCTAAAGAAACGAGCATCTAAGGCAGCAGCAATCGGAGCAGCACAGCAACAGAGAATATCAGCTTTAAAAACTGTTGGTGCCTCACAAGCTCGTGGTGTATCCGGACGTACTGCTGCTAGAAATATCCAAGGTCTTTTAGCAGAAAGTCGTGCACGTCAAGATGCTATTGTTGATAAACTTATGTTTGATTTTGAAGCATCTGACCAAGAACTTTTTAAAATGAACCAACAACTGGTTATGGATCAGGTTGGTTTTGAGTTTAGTCGAGACAGTGCTAAGATGAGTGACACAGCAGCACGTAGTAAGATCAAGGCTCAATCACTGCAAGCTGCTATTAATGCTGCAGCAAGTATTGCACTTAAGCCTCAAATTCAACCTGCTATGCCTAAACCGATTGCACTACCACGTCCTGAATATCAAGACGTGTATAAACCAGTCAAACCACCTGAACCAATGGAGAATGTTGCTATGACACAGAACCCCTTCTTGGCTGGTCTTAGCGGTGCTATTGGTGGAGCACAGACTGGATTGAGTATTGGTTCTGGTATAAAAAATTTTAATTTGCCCCTAAGCTCGGGGGGCCAACAATCACGAGCTGTTCAAGCAGGCTGGCTTGGTAATCGAAACTACTAAACTCACTTATGTCAAAATTTAAAAGCTTTGCACAGCAGGGTAGCTTTAGGGATTATCAGATCCAAGCCCCTGACGAAACCGGTAAAATTAAAGAAGAAACAGCCCGCACCATTCGTGGTAAACAGCAGGCTCAGGCGTCTCTAGAAAGACAAAATAATCTATACCTACAAGCACAAAAGCTTGCTCAAGGTGTAGAAGAAAATCAACGTGAACAAAACTTTAAACTTGAAACTGAAAATCGTAACGCATATCTAGATTCTCTTCGTCGTGATAACCAAATTCAGACTAGAAATGATAAGATTGCAGCAGCACAAAGTGCAGAAACTTTCAAGCAACTCAGTGCTTTTTCTAAATCTGCTTTTGAGTTGTACGGTCAATACCAGGAAGTAGATCTTAAGCGTAACCAGCAGGAAAATGCTAAATTAGCTTATGCTGCTGGTGCTGACTACAAAACAGTTATAGCTATACAAGCTTTGGGAGACAACCTCACTAGATCTGAGTTTGCTCAAACAGAGTTTATGCGTCAAAAGCTTGAAGATGGTGGTAATGTAGATGCCCTATTTTCATTGTACGAAAGGCGTGCAAGTAAGGCTTTTATTAATAACATTGCTGTCGCTCAGAATACTGCTTATGGTTATGGTATTGCAGCACAGCAGGAGCAGATTGACTTTAAAAATAGGTTTGCTGAAGAGAATGGAAGGCAGCCTACAATTGAAGAGCAGAGGATAAATAATAAGGCTTTTGAAAGTGAATATTTTGTAAATATTACAGGTGCTGATGGTAGAGGTCTGAATTCAAACTTAATGTCTACGTATGTTGCACCAATCATGCATCGTGTTCAGACAGGTTTTGACAGTGACTTTAGTAAACAGCAGAAAAAAGAACAAGATTCTATTGTCAAGCAGAATTTTACGGTAGCGATGAATACTGCCTGGAATACAGGTGGAGTTGCAGCAGTTATAAAAGAAGTGAAAACAAATCCTTCTGCAGAGAAGTTTTCAATGACTGCCGACTACATTGTAAATAAGTCTCTTGATTTTGGTCCAACTGGTTTAAGTTCTGAAGATATAGACAACTTCCTTACTTATCAATTTGAAGGAGCTAACTTTAAGCAGACCGGTAAACAAACTTCTCTTAGACTATCTCGCGGTGGTCTGGAGGATGTTGCTAAAATGGAGCAAGCCCGTAATGTAAGAGCTAGAGCAGAGAAACAATTACATAAAGATGCTGAAACAGAATTAAAACGTGAGGCTCAATCTAGAGGTATTGAGTTATATAATGAGGTAGCTGTTGACGGTAATATCAGTCGAGCGGAATTAGAGCGCTCACAGGAACAAGATAGGGAATCTGGCATTCCTGGTTTTGTATCTAAAGGTACTGAGCAAATGGCTAAAGAGCTTGATAGTGTAAGGTTTGAAGCTGCTTATATAAAAATATTTGACAATCAGTTGGACAGAGGTACTCTTACTCTACAGGATCTTGATCAAAAGGGTGTTAGTTTTAAGCTTAAGCAAAAGTACGCACCACTGGTTGAAAAGCAAAACCTGCTGATGAATGACCAAACCTACAAGGATGGTGTAACTGCTATTGGCAATGCTATTACAGAACACCCTATGGTTGCTAAAGGTCGTATTGGTAACAAAGATCATTACTCTACAATCCTGTTTAAGGCAGAACAAATCCAACAATTTAAAAAGGATGTTCTGAATGGAGTACCTATTTCAGAAGCTGTCTCAGGTAGGCTAGGTATTATTTCCGGTCTCCAAGCTACTACTGGTGCTATCACTCCAACTGGTCACTACACTAAGACTGTTCAAAGTCAAGCTGAAGGTGCTGTAAATTATAAGGAAGCTCTGCAAGAGGATAAGGCTTTTATTAAAAGTTCTATGACACCTAACTTTAGAAAAGACCCTTATACTGCTGTAAATGCTTATGGTCAAAATAATTTTTATGAAGATTACTATCCTATGCAAAGAGGTGAAGTGACATCACAACTTAAAAGACGTGCAGCTGTTATGGGTGTATCGCCTTTAGTTGCTATTAATTTTCTTGCATCAGGTCTTAGTCAACCTGCTGTTGCTATGGATGCACAGGTTCAAGCTATTGCTGATAAGATCACACCTATTGCTGGTAAATTAATTAATACTTACCGTGACTCTGGTAGCCACCTGAGCCGTATGAATAGGGCTGATAACATCATGGATAATACTATAGCTGTCGCTCCAGTTAGAGGTGAAACTCCTAACCCAACCCCACGACAAGCGTATGATTATATGCGTGCATTAGGTGTCCCTGACATCCACGCTAAAGGTATATTGGCTAACATCGAAGGTGAGTCAAGGTTCCAAACTAATGAAGATCGAGGCGACGGCGGTATGTCTGTTGGTTTATTCCAAATGTATGACAATCGTAAAAGGGCACTGATACAAGCAGTTCCTGACTGGAAGACAAACTGGTC